CCCTAGTAAACAGTTTTGTCCATGCATATGCATGGGAGGTGAGTCAGGCCCAAGCCTCGCTTGGTAACTTGTTTAGCCATGGGGAGTACCCGAGTGCCGATGCAGTGGCGGGTAAGTTCAAGTTCAGGGTGGCGTACACACCACTGCCTGATGCGGGTGATTTCAGGATAGATGTAGGGATCTCTGCCCAAGAACAGTTGAAGGCCAGCTATGCTGAGCACTACAAGAACCAGTTAGCTACAGCGATGGGGGATGTGTGGCAGAGGACACACCTAGCACTAACAAACATGTCCACCAAGTTGGACTATGAGGACACCGATGAGTGGGAGGATTACCGCACCAAGCCCAGCGAGGCCAACCCATATGGGGTAGTACGTCGCCGCAGGGTAGGGGTTAATCAGTTCAAGGACAGCTTAGTATCCAATGCGTTAAACATGGTAGAACTGCTCGGCGTGTGCAATGTTACCAATGATCCTGCCATGGAGATGATGCAGAGGACGTTATCTAATGCGTTTCGTGGGGTAACAGCGGGTGGACTGCGTGAGGATGAGGGTATGCGTAAAGAGGTCAAAGAATGTGTTGACCATGCGCTGGCTAACATACCCTCATTAGGGTGGTAACTATGACACCTATATACGGGGACGCCCCATCTGTGGATCAACTTAATGTGAGGGTGCGTGCTTATCAGCGCACCAAGCGTTGGCGGTACATACATTCTAAGCTAGGGATCAAGTCAGTTAAGATCCAGTACTATAAACTTAACAAGGGTGGTGACACCCTAGAGGTGATCAATGAATAAGAAGATTCAAGTTTCTTTTAAGAGCAACAGGCATACCCTGCCAGTTGGTGGGGTAGTGGTGAGGACATCAGCGGAGACAAGTAGTGGGGTGTATGAATACTACCGCTATACCATAAAACGTAGTCAGAAGAATGATGTCGTGACCATCGAATACACGACAGGTACTGCCGTGGGGTCAGCCATGCCCAAAAGGGTAACAAAGCATGGTGTGTGGAACCGAACCAACTACGATTGGGATTGGGAGGGTGAGGCACAACAGGTAGAGAAGAAGCCTACAAAGAAAGTAAGTGCGGATAAGACCGTGGAGCATATCCTACAGATACTGCAGGAGGAGAAGGACAAACTAGATAGTTTGGAATAGTTAGGTAGTAGACTTAACCATTCCACAGTAGTATAGTGGGTATTCCAGCGGGGGGACTCACTGTACATAACACGCAACAAGAATCTAGGGCACGTGCCCTAGAAAACACTGGAACACTGGAGATACACAATGAGTAACGCAACAATGTACGACCTTAGCTTGGCCCAGACCGTCAACCTTATCGTGGTTGGAGGCCACGAACGCACAGTGTATGCCCAAGGGCATATGGGTAACGGCAAGACATCAATGCTTGGCATGTGCCATGCTGCACTGCCCAAACATATACCCTGTTATTTTGACTGCACCACCAAGGATCTGGGGGATGTGACAGTACCCGACCTGATCCACATGGACGATGGGTCTGGCTTCGTCCGGTATCTGACCAATGAGGAGCTAGGCATACACAACAACAAGCCCATCATCCTGTTGATAGATGAGTATGGAAAAGCGAACGCTGCCGTGAAGAATGCCTTGCTCCGACTGATGCTGGAACGTCAGCTAGGATCTTACAAGCTGCACCCTGACTCCAAGGTCTTCGTGACTAGTAACTTGGGTGCGGAAGGGGTGGGAGACATGCTACCAGCACATGCATGTGACAGGGTCACACTAGTGAACATAAGAAAGTCCACCTCTGAGGAGTGGATAGCATGGGGTGTCAACCATGACGTGGATATATCAGTGCTAGGGTTCGTGCGGGAGTTCCCACAGATCCTACAGTCTTTTGAAGATGTCAAAGACCCTACTGATAACCCATACATATTCCACCCAAGAGAAAAGCGTACAAAGTTCGTGACCCCCCGAGGTCTAGAGGCAGCGAGTGATTGGCTTAAAAAGCGGGACTTGCTGGACAGCACCACCATGACCGCAGCATTGGTTGGGAGCATAGGCTTTCGGGGAGCTATGGATCTGATGACCTTCGTCACTATGGCTGACCAGATACCGACACGGCAGGAGATACAAGACTCTCCGCAATCTGCCAAGGTACCAGTCAGCAGTGCTGCAGTATGTATGGTTGTGTACCGTGCGCTGGCAACAACTGACAACACCAACATCAATAGCTGGATGGACTACCTCAGTCGGTTGGATGTCGAGGCGCAGGGTGTGTTCGTCAACGGTGTGCGTGCCAAGGACTACGATAGCAAGCGCCAGCAGGTGGTCATGAGTAATAAGAAGTTCACTGACTGGGCGATTGCAAACCACCACCTATTCACTACAGATAAGGTATAGCGACATGGATAAGGAAAAGAAAGAACAACTCGCAGCCCTTGGGTTGAAAGCACGGGTGTTTGATAAGCTGATCCAGTTGATGGAGCAAGCCCGACTCGATAGAGAGTTAGATGAGCTTGAGGTATACGCTAAGCTGATATATGAAGTTTGGTATGACATAGGGTTTGAGGATGACGAGGAGGTGTCTCATGTTACAACGTAGAGAACTGACAGCAGAGCAACGGCTAGACAAAGCCGTGATGCAGATAATGGCTCACCCAAGGTACATCGCCTTGTGCGGTATACTCATGCTGGGAGAGCGGAGCGTAGTAGATACCACACCGACTGCATGTACTAATGGGAGAGATGAGTGGTACGGGCGGGAGTTTATAGCTTCGTTAACTGATCCAGAGTTACGTTTTGTAATACTTCATGAGTGCTACCATAAGATGTATAGGCATCTCATTACATGGAAAAACCTATGGGCTGTTGACCCCATGTCAGCCAACAAGGCAATGGACTTCGTCAACAACATCAAGATCTATGATGATAACAAGTGCGATGGCTTCGCTATCATGCCCAAGGGTGGGTTACTAGATGAGCAGTACCGGCATATGGGTACGGCGCAGGTGTTCAACCTGATACACAAGGACAAAGATGAGGATGAGGATGATGATTCAGGTGGGATGGATGAGCATGATTGGGAAGGTGCTCAAGCGTTATCCGATGAGGAGCAGCGGGAGTTAAGTCGTGAGGTAGATGCTGCTATCCGTGCGGGTTCCATGACTGCGAGTAAGGTAGGTGCTACGGAAGACCTTGACCTAGAGGAGCTACTACAGCCGCAGGTTGATTGGCGTGAGGTACTGCGCGAGTTTATATCAACGACATGTGCGGGGAATGACTACTCGACTTGGGCACGGCCTAACCGCCGGTTTATGAGTCAGGGTGTCTACATGCCATCAGGTGTGAGTGAGCAGGTGGGTGAGCTAGTCATAGCCATTGATACGTCAGGCTCTATAGCTCGGGCTGACTTGACTGCCTTCCTGTCAGAGGTCAAGGCTATATGTGATGCGGTACACCCCGATAGTGTGCGCTTACTATACTGGGGCCATGAGGTAGCAGGTGATGAGTCATATGCCGCGCATGAACTGGATCAGTTAGTTAAGTCTACCAAGCCCATAGGTGGTGGGGGTACAGATGTCAACTGTGTCTCAGAGTACATGGATAAGAAGGGTATCAACCCCCAAGCGTGTATTGTGTTAACAGATGGGTATCTAGCGGGTAGCTGGGGTAGTTGGACTTGCCCTGTGCTATGGACAATATTAGATAATAAGAGAGCTGTGCCCGATACAGGCACAGTAATACACATTAAATCAGGAGATATGTAATGCACGTAGAAGGCCAGTTAACTAGCGAATTGATTGAGGTAGACATTGACCCCCAAGTCACTGATCCCCTTCTTGTCCGTCACCCTGCTGAACTGTTGGTGTTTGCCAGAGCACTGGCTTCAAAAATGACGGGAACTAAATTTGGTTTACACAGGGCAAGCAGCTCAAACTTGTTTGTCTACGTGGAAGGGGACACCTTTTGTATGGGCCAAATCCTATACGGGGATTTTACAGATGAAAGACCATCTAGCGAACGCTACAAGTATGGGGTGATCTCTAGGCACGTAAGCAACGAGCGGTATTTAGAGGCAGACTATAGGTACAACATGAAGAGTACTCAAAACATAGCCAAAGCCCTTAGTTTAGCCTGTCGCTTCTTCAGGCGGTTTAGTGTGTCTGAGTGTGCTTCCGAATTCTTACCGAAACTATCTAATGAAATAAATGGTAGGTACTGGGCTTTGGATAAAGAAGTAGAGGAGACAACAACAGCGGTGTTTGGTACGCGGTTTCATATGGACAAGCTGACTACGTCCCCTATCATGGCCGAGATGCGGTGGCTTAATATGCGGGGGCATCAGTTCTCAGAGCCAGACCTCAACAGTAAGGTTGCTGCACTAATCGCAAAGTTCGATGAGCTAATAGTACTCAAGAAGGCAAGGAAGAACTTCTTGTTCGCACAGGCTGTCGCCACGCCAAGTGGGGAGACTATTATATCAACCTGTCATGTGCAGACCAATGGCCATGGTACTGAGATACATGGGGATTACAACTCACTGGGCACTTGGGTAGGGACTCCAGTACCACACACTTACGTTGAGGGCGAGGTGCCTGAAGAATTGGTAGCCAAACTCGCAGTGCTGAGCATGTGTGAGATAGGTCAGTATGTAAGTAACGTAGGTATGCGGGTCTTGGGTAACGCATGTTTCGCTGAAATAACGGAGGAAGAGTATTTTGATTAAAGTCTGTCAAAATTGCGGTGCTGAGTTCCAAGCCAGATCAAATGCTAACAAGAACTGCGGCCAGATCTGCGGAAACATCAGTGCAAACAGGCTGAAGGCTGCGAAGTATCTAGCTAAGGCTGGAATTGCTAAGAGTAAGGGTGCGATGGTCAACGATGCACGGCAGATGTTCGAGAACCACGTGCCACGTATGGCCTTAGCAAGGCAGCTATGGAACAAGAAACTTAAATTGGAGGGACAGTATGAGTAGAATGCAGTCATTAATTGAAGAGGCTGGGGTATTGGCGACCCTGATCAATACCAATCGCTTTTTAGGGGTGGTTCCTGCTAGTGCTCTTACCGTGCGCTTAACGGAGGTCACAGACCTAATGCTGGAAATGTACATTGGAGGGACAGTATGAACTTTAGAACGGCGGAGTTAATACGAGAAGAGTATCAAAACAGTAACATCCGACAGTTTGAGCTAGCAAAGAAGTACAACACTAGTCAAAGAGCTGTGTCGATGATCGTGAACAACAAGGCTTTCAACCCGAAAGAGGTAAGGCCCGACACTAGGGTGCTTTATCAGCTGAAGTTGCAGAAGGTTATCCTTTGGGTCAAGCCCGAAGACCTAGCGGCAGTTAAGGCTTACGACCTGACACGGGTTGAAACAAACGGGAGACCTTTAGATGGCAATGACCCCAGAGGGTAAGGTAAAGAAGAGGGTAGTCGAGCAGCTAAAAGCACTAGGGTGCTACTACTTCTTCCCAGCCACAGGCGGCTACGGTAAGAGTGGAGTGCCAGATATAGTAGGGTGCTACAAAGGTAGGTTCTTTGGTATTGAGTGCAAGGCAGGTAAGGGTAAGACTACTGTACTGCAGGAAAGGAACCTCAATGACATTGCCAAGGCTGGTGGTATTCAGGCTGTGGTTAATGAAGATAACATGAACGCTATCAAACACTTACTAGAGGAAACACATTATGAACGGTAAATGGACACAAGAAAATTTTAATTTGCACGATGAAAAAAACCCAGATATATATGACCTGTTTGTTAAGTTCGCTCTACAGGTTGCAAGCCGTAGGTCGTATTACTCAGCCAAAAACATTTTCCACCGGATCAGGTGGGAGACTATGCTCGAAGAAAAACAAAAGCAATTCAAGGTAGATGATGGCTGGATTTCACATTACGCGAGGAAGTTTGTTAGTGAGTACCCCGAGCACAATGCTTTATTCAAGTTTCGCGAACGGGCTAACTCTTATCACAACGGAGAAGGAGGAAACACATTATGAGCATTGACAAAGCAACACCCGAGGATTGGGAGCGGTTAAGAAGAGACTTCCCTGCGGTAGCACCTTATGTAGATAAGTATGACATGGAGCCGCCGGTCGATAGCATGGTGAATTCGCCCAAGCATTACACCGCAGGGGATGTCGAGTGTATTGATGGTATAGAAGCATCGATGACACCGGAGGCGTTCAGGGGGTACTGCAAGGGAGCGTGCAT